AACGCTGACGAAGAGAATAAAACTTTAAGCGGAACTGTTGGAGTCGATGATTTTGTTTTAGCCGCACGCAAAGCGGGTGATTTCAATATGCCAATAGACCTAGAATACCTTGCCCTGTTTCCCGCATCCATCACCGACTCCCAAGCGGACGCCGTTCGTAACTACATCAACAACCGGAACAACGTCTTTGATCTCAAGGACGGCTTCGGCTATTACTTCTACGATCCGCAGTCCCTTGCGTCCGGCGCGGTGACATCATGGAACGGACGCATTATTGGATCAGACAATGGCGATGTTGACAAGCTAGCCACCCAAGCCACAGCCGCAGACCAGCCGCAGTCCGATGGCTACGTCGTCACCTTCGCGGATACCACAGATCACCTCAACATCCCATCGACCACGCAGGCAGGCTGGCAGGTTGTCGCCACGTCGAAAGGCACGTTTGTGTATCGTGTGAATGCCAGTGCTGTCACTGAGCTAACAATGTTTGGCAACGCTGGGACTTATCGGGCATTTGGCGATTTGTACGGGATTATATTGTTACCAGAAAGCGCAACTACTAGAGACATCAACGAGGCCCGGCAGCTTTTGATTGATCGCGGTGCGCTTGATGCTGCTTATTCTGGATCCTTTGGCTCCGCGTGGTTAAATAGAACTGATATTGTTGAGTTTAAGAAAACTGATCTTCAAGGGGCTACATCCTTTTATCGAGGATGGAAAGGGAATATCAATCTCGCATCATTTCCGGCTATCGAAGCCCTCAACTGCTCAAACTTCCAAAGCGCATGGGAAAACTGCTCATCACTAACGCAATTCCCGTCTGGCGCAAAGCTAGGCACTGAGGCGAGCAATGTGAACTTTACGGACGCATGGCGGTCAAGTGGACTTACGTCATTTAGCACTCCGTTGCGAACAGCGACTAACGTTACGAGCGGATGGCGTGATAACTTATCGCTCATTTCGTTTAGCACTCCTCTCCCCGCGGCAACTGACGCAACCGTCTCTTGGTATAACTGCACAGCACTCACCGATTTCTCAGCAGACGTTTTCGCCAACTGGAACCCATCAAGCCTAACGTCAGGAGTATTCAACCTTGCATGGGGTCTCTGCACGTCACTCACCGCTCAATCGGTGGAAAACATCCTTGTCTCCATCGACGCATCCGGCAAATACGCAACGGATACCGGAGCATCTGGTGGCACACCTTTGGCTGACGCTGGCATCGACATCGACTACAATGTAGCCACTGGTTCACTCAGTGCCGCGACGACTGCTGCAATAACATCTCTCAAGTCGAAGGGCTGGAGCATCATTGTTAACAACGTAACACTTTAATTAATGACAGACGAAACCCACAGGTTCTTTAGATTCTCCAACGAGACCAGCTACGACCAACTGACGACTGCTGGAAACACTGCGCGGAACCTACCAGACGACAACGGAACGACACGGTGGCTCGCACTTTGGGATGACCTGTTTTTAGACCCAGAGACATCAAGCGATAAACTCTACTGCATCAAGCGGTCACTGATTCTCGACACTGACGACTTTAGCCTTGAGGGTATCGAAGAGTTGACCCTTGAGAGTTACCTTGAGCGACTACACTGGGAGCCACCAGTCGAAGAAGACCTTGAGATGCTTGATGAGCTTCCCCCAATGATTGAATATTAAGCCATGGACGAACTAGAACAACCACTGACCGACATTGAGCAGTCCCGCGCTGACACTGGGTTTCGTTATTACGTAGTGCAGCCCGATGTTTACACTGGGCTTGCTGCTGCTGTTGACGCGGACCGTGGGTATCCTAACAAGCAAGGCACTACGCTCACTGGGTTGCCACCTGTTGAACAGCTTGCTGAAGCTAGCGACGGCTCAGGGCGACTCATTGCTATCGACTGCTGGCGATTCACTGCGAACGACGATTCGTTACTCGAGGGGACTCCGGGTGTCCAAGAGCTTACCCAGCTGGAATTTTTGGCCATCAAACCACAACCAACCGAAGAACTGTAATGTTCCAACACATCACGCATCCAGTGACTGGGATTGTAGCTTCAATCTACTCAGCAGTTTCTGCCTACTTTGATTTCTTTGCTGCTGGTCTGGGTGTGGTTTCCGCTTTCATTGGTCTTATTATCGGCATCCTTTCTTTGGCAAACACTTGGCACAACTTCAAAAACCGCAAAAAATGATTGATTACATTATAGAAAATAAAGAAGAGCTTTTCGGCATCGTCACCACAGTCATCGCAGCCGCTTCTGCAATTGCTGCCCTGACACCTACTCCGAAGGACGATAGTATCATCGGTAAGGTCTACAAAGTCATCGACTGGCTTGCTCTGAACGTCTTCAAGGCTAAGGACAAGTGATAAAGCTTCTCACAGCCGTTCTGAGAGCCTTTATTGCAAATCTGGAGTGGAAACAACGAAATTACATTTATGGCCTTGAAGACGAAATTGATAAGCTTGCTGCTGATGGCAGTCCTGCTTCCAAGCTGCGGATTGAACGACTCGCAAAACGACTTGAACGAGAGCGCACTTTACGACCCGCCGACAGTGACGTTGATTGATGGGAAGGTCTATCAGTTTGAACAAGGCAAACTTCCCGGGCGTGGGCAAAAGTTTCACAGTGACTATTCCTATCGTCGCGCAATCATTATAGGCAAATGAACTGGCTCAAAAAACTGCTCCAAATTTTTGCTCGCAAAAAGAAACCTGCAAAAATCCCAAAAGTGGCGATCTGTGTAGGCCACAGCAGACTGAACGACTCAGGCGCAAGAAGCGTTGGAGGTGTGACAGAGTGGGCTTACAACAATGAAGTTGCGGAGAATCTTAAAAGTGCGCTAAAGGCCCGAGCAATCGCTTCAGAAGTCGTCAACGATTACCCGTTCAAAAGTTACAGCAAATCCATGCGCTGGCTCGGGGAGAAGACGTGGGGATTCGATGTGGCGATTGAGCTGCACTTCAACTCCTACTCAAGCTCGTCTGCCAAAGGTTATGAATACCTTTACTACCACAAAAGCAAACAAGGCAGACTTCTGGCACAATGCTTCCGCGATGCTCATGCAATAGGTGTTCCGGCGCAACACAATCGGGGCATCAAAGGCATTAACATTGGCCAGCGTGGGTTTGGGTTTTTGTCCAAAACTAAGCCGACATCATTGATTTGTGAGCCATTTTTCGGCAGCAACCCAACAGAATGGGTGCTGTTTGACGGGAACGAAGACCAGCTCGCGGAGATTTATGCTGATGGTTTGCAAAAATATTTTGCGTCTTAAACCCTTGTGAAATAAGGGATTCCAAAGAAAAAGCGCCGATTGGACAAAAAAAGTCTTTTACCCGCCGGGCGTTTGTGGAATAGTCCCGGCGATATGAAAAACACAGCAAATAAATTCAAGACATTAGACGAAGCAGTTAAAGCAGGATTTCCTGCTGAAACAATTCAGACCAACAAATCTGGAACTTGCTTTCGGAGTCCATCAGTCATTGATGGAGTCGCTGGAAGCCTTGTTGACTTTAAAGGCTGCACTTTTGAAGTCGGAGAAATTCTTCTCCGTGACAAAGGCTCTGTAAAAAGGGCTTTGGTTCCCACTGACAAAGTCGGTGGACTTAAATTAACGCCTGTTCATGCAGGCAGCAACGTTTTGAAGTAATTATGAATATTCAAGAGATTCTCCAAACCGTTTTAGTTTGTGCCGTTTTAATCTTACTCGGCTGGGCTGGCGGACAAGTTTAATGGCTGGGCATCCTACTCCCCGCTCTTTGGAACGAGCTAAAACAAATCCTGACAGCCCGGAAAGACGGGTAACCAACTAAAAAACGATATGAATCATCCATTTTTAACAATACTCGCCATTCTTTTAATGGCTCCGTTTACCGTTTTGGTTGTTGCACTTAACATGAAGCGTAGCAACGAAAGATACCTTAGAAAGCTCAAGCAAAGAGCCGACAAGAAACAAAACAGAAAACAACAATGAAAACACCAAAAAACATGGTTCAGCTTATAGCCGAACTGAAGACACCCAAGCAGCGCAAAAATTCTTTTGCAAAGTTTCAATATCGAAACGTCGAAGACATTACCCAAGCAGCCAAGCCATTGCTAGAGAAGCACAATCTGCTGCTCAATATCAGTGATGACCTGTATGACGTAGATGGCCGTCTTTTTGTTAAGGCGACCGCAACAATTAGTGACGGTGAAACAGCTTTATCCAGCACCGGATATGCTGAACTGGACTCTGCTAGGAAAGGGATGAGCATGGAGCAAATCAGCGGCTCTGCTAGCTCTTATGCTCGGAAATATGCTTTGGCTGGGCTTTTATGCCTTGATGCTAGTGAAGACAGCGACAGCCACCAAGCACGGCACACCGTGCAGGTGATTACAGCAACCCAAGCCAAGAAGCTGGAAACCTTGCTGACACAAACAAGCTCAGACAAGGGCAAGTTCCTGAAGTGGCTCGGAGTTGATGCCATTAAGGACGTTCCAAAAATCGACTTTGTTAAAGCGAAGACGGTTCTTGAAAGCAAAGTGCAAACCCAAATTGAGCCGCTGCAATGAAGATTCACGAAGTATCATCAGCGGATTATCACACGCTCTTGCGTTGCAACCGGGCTGACATCTTTGCGCCGGAGTCTTATCTCTCAAAATCAGTTCTTTGGGAGCTTAACAGCTCAAGCCTGTTCAAGTGGCGATTTCACCCCCGGGAGTTCTCACCCACCCCGGCAATGCAGTGGGGCAGCTTGGTGGATTGTTTAACCACCACCCCGGAGTTGGTTGAAGAAGAAATCCGAATTTCACCCTTTTCTTCATATCGAACCAAAGAAGCCAAGGAGTGGCGTGATGAGCAGCTTGCTGTTGGTAAGACAATAATCACCCAAGCCCAGTTTGATGAAGGAGTGAAGGCATCGGAGATGCTAATGCAGACAAATGTTCAAAGTGCCGAGATTTTTGAGCGGAGCTTGAAACAGGTTATCATTGGCGCAAAGATTTCTGGCGTGCAATTTAAAGGGCTGGTTGACCTTGCACCTGAAGGCGAAGATTACCTTGTGGACCTTAAAACAACAGGCGGCGAATTCACGCTGGAAGGATTCAGCAAGGCCATTGCGAATTTCGGCTATCACGTTCAAGGTTCGCTATATCTCGCACTCTGGAACTCAACACACCCGGAAGACACCCGGCAGCGTTTTAAGATTGTCTGGCAATCAAGTCAGCCGCCTTATGAAGTCTGTGTGACCGAACTGCACAGAGATGAGATTGCGGCAGGGCTACAAACAGCAATGCGATTGCTTAGAAAGCTCAAGTATGCCGCGCAGGAAGACTACTGGCCGATGCTGGCGGAGAATGAAAATCCAATACTAAACCGCCCTGTCTGGGCGCAAATGCAAGATGATGATGAAAACTAGCCACATCGCAAAGCTGACATCCATCAGGCGGCTAATAGATGCTGGCTTGACCACTAAACGTCAGGAGATGGCATTGCTTGCGATTGATTTCGACCCGAGAATCAAAACCACAGAATTGGCGAAAACCCTAAAAACAACTAGATCCAACGTCCGTGCATTGATGGTGCAACTAGCCCAAAAAGGTTTTGTGATTTTACAGCACGAAGACGGAAAGCGCGGACGTGACACCGCTCGTTATTCTTTGACGCACAAGGCACAAGACATCTTAGACGACATTTTCAAATGATTATTGTTGGCATAGACAACGGGCTGGACGGCGGGTTAGCAGCAATCTCGACCTACAACGGTGATTTGATTGACCGAATCAAGATGCCAACCAAAAAAGTGGGCAACAAGCGGGAAGTTGATGCACTCGCTGTCTACCGTTGGCTGTGTGACCTGCATTCGCCTTACATTTTAGCCATTGAAGAGCCGCTGCCGCATGCAAAGAGCAGTGCAGCAGTGCGCTCGATGGCTTTATCATTTGGAAAGCTGGTCGGCATGGCAGAGAGCCGGGTGCAGGAAGTCGTCCGGGTGCAAGTGCGAGAGTGGCAGAAGGCCATGCTCGGCAAGGTGCCAAGGGGGGAAACGAAAGCTTTTGCCCTACGCGAAGCCAGCCGACTTTGCCCGGATGAAAACTGGCTTGCCAGCGAGCGAGCAAAGAAGCCGCATGACGGGATAATTGACGCTTACCTGATAGCGAGACACCATTGGCAACGAGCATGAGCGCACCCGATAGACATTACGACGAACTCACCCAAGCCCAGTGGCTTGTCTCACATTGTCCAAAGTGCAAATGCCAGCCAAAACTACAATACGAGCCGGGTGTAACCTTCGCTGAGTGTAAGTGCCGCCGCCATGCGATGCCGGATGAAGAGTATCTTGAACTTGCTCGGGCAATCAATGTGGTTCACGAGCCACGTTTAAAACATTACCAATTTTCCCCATGCCACTCCCGAAGAGCGTCCTGATTGCGGGGCAACGAATCAAAATCAAACTTGCCGAGCTAGACGATTGTTTTGGGCAATATCGGCACGATGACAGGGTGATTTTAATCAACAAAGAACTCAACGGTTGGACCCTAGAGACAACACTGCGACATGAGATGCTCGAAGCATCGCTGCTTTTGTCAGGTGTTGGCTGGTGCGAAAATTATGAGCAGGAAGCGGTTGTCCGGTGCATGGACGAAGTATTTTTCCCAGCATGGGAACGAACACAAAAAAGATTAATGCAATGAGCGTTCCAAGAATTAGACTTAGCGAAGACGAATTTGAGCTTATCAAAAGCCTTCGAGATAAAAATGTCGCCACCGAACTCGTCAACGAGTGCAACGAAGCTGGTTTGCCGCTCTCGAACGTGAAGCACTTTTGGTATAAAAGTGAAAAGTTCTCAATCTTCAGCAAATCGGACGGGTTGCAGTTGGAAGACGTTTTTGAGCCAATCATAAAGGACATCCAACGCTATTCGCCTAAAATCCAGAAAATAAAGCGGACAAAAATCAAGAATCCACACTGCCTTATTCTCGACCCATCTGACATTCATGTTGGAAAGCTAGCCGTAAACCAAGAATCTGGTGAGACTTACAACGTCAAGAAGGCCGTCAGCATAGTTGACTCAGGCATCGATTCACTTCTGCAAAAAGCTTCCGGTTTTCCCATCGACAAAATTATTTTTGTGATCGGCAACGATTGCCTTCATATCGACTCATCAAGCTCACCCGTAACTACTGGTGGAACAAGCCAAGACATGGATGGAAAATGGCATGATGCGTTCCTAGCTGCCCGGGACATGTATGTCAGGGCTATTGAGAAATGTTTACCGTTAGCCGATGTTGAAATTATTTTTTGCCCGTCAAACCATGATTTTATGAGCGGGTTCATGCTGGCCCAGACTATCAAAGCTTATTTTCGCAAATCGAAAAACATAACCTTTGATGCTTCCATAGCGCATCGGAAATACACAGCTTATGGAAAGAACCTTTTGAGCTTTTCGCATGGTGACGGTGCCAAACTTGCAGACACGCCATTGCTGATGGCGACCGAACGCCCGGAGATGTGGAGCAACAGCGTGCATCGCTACATTTATTTGCATCACATCCATCACAAGCAAACGGCTAAATTCATGGCTGGGCAGGATTTTATTGGAGTGACTGCTGAGTATCTTCGCAGCCCGTCAGCGAGTGACGTTTGGCATGCTAAAAAGGGGTATCGAAGCCCGAAAGCAGTGGAAGCATTTATTCACAGCTACGACAATGGCCAAGTTGCCCGGTTGACGCATTACGTCGACACCGAGAAGAAAGTCTGCAAATGTGGCGTGAATTTATACCACAATCATACCCAAGGCTGGATATGTGAACGATGTGACGGATGAAGAAACTGAAATTCAATGAAGAAATGATAAGGCTGGCCGCTAAAAAAGCCCAGCAATTAGGAACAATTAAAAATTCAATCACAAACGGTGCTGGAAATGTCGCTGGATACCTTTCAGAGATAGCACTATCTGAGCATCTGGGATCCAAGATAGTATCATGTGATCCGGGAGAGCATAAATATGACTTTGATTTGCTCAAAAACGGCAAAAAAATTGAAGTCAAAACCAAAAGAAGAACTGTTGATCCGCAGCAGCATTATGAAGTCTCAATCGCTGAAGTTAGTAAACATCAACAAACTGATTTCTACGCGTTCACATCCATCACCTTCGCTCAAAAAACTGGTTTTGGTGTGAATTCAAAATATTACTCTCCGAAAACCTTGTGGCTCTGTGGATTTATGAGCCGTTCAGAATATTTCGAGCGTGCTAGATTCTTAAAAAAAGGAGAGATCGACGGATCAAATGGATTTACGGTTAAAGCTAACATGTTCAATTTGCCAATTTCCAAACTGCTTTCAGAATTTCCAGAATGAAAATAGACAAAACGACAAGAGACCTTTATAGGCTCAAAGAGCAACGACAAGAAACCCAAAAAAGAAACTGAAAACGAATGAATTACTTGAACATCCACACCGACATTTTACGCGGTGTTGAGTTTATTGGTGCAGATCCGACAGAAAGAGCAACATGGATTGCCTTGCTTGGTTGGTGTGCGACACAGGAGAACAGCGGAGTCATTGAAGGCTGCAAGAACTGGAAAAGCCGGCAATGGCAACAGCTTGCCGGAGTGACCGAGGAAGAAGTGAAAACCAGTAGCAAACTATATGGTTTTGAAGGTGAAAACCTAGTGGTAAAATTCTACCCGGTAGAGTCGGAAGCAGCAGTGAAGGCGAAGCGTGAAAAAGGCAAACTTGGCGGTCGTCCGAAAAAAGTTAAGCCAGCCGAAAACCTTGATGAAATAAAGGAAAAAAACCATATGGATAACCATAAGGTTAACCATATGGGTAACCATCAGCGAAACGAAAAGAAAAGAAAGGAAAAGAAAGGAAAAGAAAATATACCTACAAACTCCGCGAATGCGGAGGAGTTGGACAAGGACTTGCTGCGTGCAGTCTGGGACTCTGCTCCAGAACGAGCAAGGCGGCGAAGCAGCCGGAAGCAGGTCGCCGATGAGTGGAAAAAAATTAAAAAATCAGACAGGCCCGACAAGGAGACAATCGTCAACGCCATCGAAGCATGGAACAGGTGCGACGATTGGACGAAAGACGGCGGGAGTTTTGTTCCCGGTCTGCATTTATGGTTAAAAAATCACAAGTGGCTGGATTTGCCTGAGCAACCAGCCAGTAAACCGACAAGAATCCTGACCAAAGAAATGCTATGAATGAAATTCAAAAACCGACAGCCTTGGAAGCTGAAAAATATGTTCTCAGTGTGGTAATGCAAAAGCTACCCGGCTGGGATGATAAGCCGATCCAACCAGAATGGTTTTACTCGCAGCACTACCGAAAGCTCTACGAATTTGCAACGAGCAACAAGCTCCCGGCTGATGTCCAAGGGGACTTGTCCTTGACCGTTGAAGCACTGAAGCAGCGCGGCATGATTGACGGAACTGACGGCGTGGCTGATATTGCTCAAATTTTAGTAAATGCGCCCACCATTAGCCATTTTGGGCAAAGCGTGGATGCAATGCGTGATTGTCACAGTAGGCGGCTGGCAATTGATGCAGCTAAGAACCTTGCCGAAAGAGCTGCTGACATGACTGACAAAACTGGATTCATCGAAGCGACTGGGCAACCGATGACAGAAGTGGCAGAGTCAGCAACCGACACTGAGACGACCCGAGACCGAGCGGCATTGCTCAAAGCTGTTGCGGATGAATTTGCTGATTTGGTCAACGGGAAATCTCAGCCGAATGGTTTTGAAGTCTCACTGTCTACGCTCTCAGCGGCGTTGCGCGGTTTTAAAACACCAAGGTATTGCGTAATTGCAGGCTATCCCGGGAGCGGGAAGACATTGCTTGCTGGGCAGTTCCTGACCGACATCGCCAGCACCGGGACACCGTGTTTGATGATAAGCTGTGAGATGACTGCCCAGCAAATCATGCAAAGGTTCATAGGGACATATGGCAGATTGCCGTCTGAATTGCTCTCAGATCCGCTCTCATACGCTCGGAAGCAAAATAGGACAACGGTATCGAAAGAAGAGCTAAACGCCTTCAGAAAGGCTTACAGCGCAATTAAAGACATGCCTCTGTATTTTGAAGAGCCAGTTTCTCCAAAAATCGGGCAAATCATCACCATGATACGGCGAGCGCACAAGCGCCATGGCGTGAGAGTGGTTGGGATCGACTATCTCCAACTGATCCAAGTCGCTGATGCGAGCAGTAAAGAGCAGGAACTGACGCAGATTTCTCATGCTCTGCAGGGTATCGCAAAAGAGCTAGACTTGCTCATCTTTGTGCTATCTCAGCAAAACAAAGAAGGTCATCTAAAATATGCCACGTCCATAAATGAAGATGCAGACCTTGTTCTTTCCTTGGTTCAAGAACTGGATGAAAAGAAAGAGGACTATCTCTCTGTTACAGGGATCACAATCAAGAAAGACAGGCACACAGGACGCTCGGGCTTGACGCTTCCGATTTTGAGAGAGTCGGACAAAATTTATTTCCGGGAAGTTTAAAAAATGATTGCTAAAATACAGGAAAACCACAAAATCAATTGGAAATGAAACGCAAGCCTGACACCAAGCTTGGTGAGATTGTCACAATTTACCCGGAGGAAGAGTATGAGAACGGCTTTCGGAAAGTTAAGTTTATCATCATGACACCGGGAGCATACTCACAGGAGCTGATTTTTGAACTTCACAACGACAAGGCTGACATCATAGCGTCCTATATGGAAGGTGATTTCGTGAAGGTTTTTTACGACATCAAGGGAAACCGTGGGAAAGACGGTAACCATTACACAAATCTTATTGCTTGGCGTATTGAGTGCGCTGAGTAATGAAACCAAAAAAACAACCCAAAAAAACAGAACAAATGAACAAGGGAGGAATATTGAGGCTGTCAATCGACGTCAGCAAAATCGACAAAAGCAAGCTCTACAAAGGCAAAAAAGGTGTTTACCTAAACGCTGCCGTGCTGCTCAAGGATGAGCCTGACCAATACGGCAATGACGGCATGATTGTCCAAGACGTCTCGAAAGAAGAGCGTGAGCAAGGCATCAAAGGAGCAATTCTTGGAAACGGGAAATGGGCTGGTCAAAGACCAACCGGGGAGCAGGTAGCTGCCGACATTGAAGACGGGGACGACATTCCGTTTTAAGCTTTCTGTGTGTTCACGGGGTGGGGTGTAAAAGCCCTGCCCCGTTTTTTTTTTCACTTTTTTTCATTTTGGGGGTTGACGGGAATCAAATAGAGGAAGCTACGCACATGACAACGAACCAAGTCCAAGTCGGCCAGCACGTCAGCGGAAAATCAACCGGATGCACAGTAACTGGGTTTCCATCTGGGAAAAGCATCTACGGAACAGTAGTTTCTGTTCGTGAATGCTTGGATCAGACCCTTGTGGATGTGAACATGCACGGAACAATCATTCCATGTAGAATCGAAACGATTGAAATTCATGGGCAGTAGTTCATCGAGAGGCGGCAAACGCAAAGGAGCGGGGCGGAAACCGGAGGACGATCCTCGGATTCCTTTGCCGTTCCGGATCAAGACAAGCGCAGTCGAGAAGGCGAGGCGACTGGGCCGGGATCGCATCGAGGCAATGATTAAACGAGCAAAGGAGGCCAGACCGTTTTGAGAACACCCAAGATCAGGAGCCGTGAAGCGGTCTGCTGTATCGACCTGTTTTTTTTACCAAACAAAACCAACCAACGACATGAACCAACCAACCATCATCACGCGCAAGGAGGCCAAGGAGCGAGGACTCAAGCAACACAAAAAGACGATGAACTCAGAACTAAACTCAGACAGCACGCAGGAGGCTGTTTCCAGCGACGACTTGTTAGCCCTTCTTCGGGGTGGAAAGCTAGAATACAATCAAGAGGACGTTGAGAACGTGCTAAAGGCATACGTCCAATGCAAAATGTTCGATGATACGCTGAAGTGCGCTGGACTCGACTGGCTGCCTGACCCAGACGAAGAACATGCCAGAGAACTGTCAGACCTCGAAGATTGGATGGTCGGTGCATTCCAAGAGATCGACAAAATCCGAGGGATTGAAATCCGGACAGACGCCAAATGCAGGGAAGATCTAGCCGACATAGTGACGGAATTTGGTGAGGGCTAACGATCAAGAACAGTAGCGCCCATGTGAAGCGACTGGAGAGCAGCAATATGGAAATGCTATAAACACTCACACACACTCAGCAACAAAGGCACCCTCTCCGTTCAGTCGGTGAGGGTGTTCTTTTGTGCATTGACTCAAAACAAGATCAGGTATAAAAACAAGTCATGGATAGTGATCAGACCATCCATGACTCTAATCCCAACATGACAAAACCATGCCGAAGACTACACACCAAATAGGACCATCCTCCCATTCAGTCAAGCTATGCTTGAGGTGCAGAGAGACAAAAGAAGTCAGCCAGTTCTACAAGGACAAGAGCAGGCCAGACGGTTTCAACAATAGCTGCATACCTTGCAGAAGAGAAATTAAGGGGATCACCAAGAGGAGGGCCGAGGCTAAGGCAGCGAGAGAACGACGTGAGGCCGAAAGGAAGGAACAGATAGCCATTAGGAGGAAACAGAGAGATGCGATCAAGAGGCAGCATGAGAAGGATATGGTGGATCTTCATGGAAAGGATTGGAAGCTAGTCCTACAGAGGAAGAGAGTTTCTGAGTGGCAGAAGAACAATCGGGACAAGGTAAACGCCAAGCAGAAGAGATGGCGTAATAATAATCCTGACAAGATAAAGGAAGCGCGCAAGAGATGGAGAGAGGACAACAAGGACAAAGTGAACAAGTCAAAGGCGAAATACAGAGAAGAGAACAGAGAAAGGATCAATGAATATGCCCGTGCGTGGCGTATTAAGAATAAAGAAAAGATCAAGGAGCGAGAAAGGTTGAGGAGGTCGAAGCCAGAATATAAAGCGAAGGCTAAGGAGTATTACGAAGCCAACAGGGATCTATGCCTAAGCAGAACAAAAGAATGGCTGAGGAATCACAGGAAGACGCCTATGGGAGCAATGCAGAACAGGTTAAGAGTTAGGCTATGGTCTGCCTTGAACAAGAAAGGCTACACAAAAAGAAGCAGAACGAATGATATTATAGGGTGTTCATGGAACATGTTGGTTAAGCATATTGAGAAACAATTCACAAAGGGTATGTCTTGGGATAATAGAGGTGATTGGCATGTAGATCACATCATTCCTCTTTCATCAGCATCGGATGAAGATGAGCTGATAAAGCTGTCTCACTTCTCAAACTTGAGGCCGATGTGGGCTGATGAGAATATGGCAAAGCGAGACCGAATCATCGACTGTCAGCCCGAGCTTCTCCTAAAGCACTGATTATCAATACAAAAGGTACTTCCAGAGGTTTGACGTCTTGGTGTCAAACGCCGCGCGCCATTTTCCTAGTCAAAACTTTTTTCAAATGCTACTTTGTTTTTGCAGATGAATAAGAAACCCAAACAACCCAAAGAGCTTGAGAGCTTAGAAGTTAGTAAGCTGATACCATATGCAAGGAACAGCCGCACACACTCCGAAGAGCAAGTAATTCAAATAGCTGGCAGCATTCAAGAGTTTGGATTTACCAACCCGGTTCTGATTGGAACAGACAATGACATCATTGCTGGACATGGCCGGGTAATGGCAGCCAAGAAGCTCGGCATCAGCAAAGTGCCTTGCATTCGTTTGGGGCATCTTTCTGATGCTCAAAAGAAGGCTTACATCATTGCTGACAACAAGCTGGCACTCAATGCTGGCTGGGATGAAGAGTTGCTTGGCATTGAATTGTCAGACTTGCGGGAGATGGATTTTGACCTATGCCTGACTGGATTTAATGAAGAAGAACTTGGAGCATTTGAAATTGAAGAAACGGACATGCCAGAGCTTTCCGACGAAGACAAGCAACCATTCCAGCAAATGACCTTTACTGTTCACGACGAACAAGCGGAAGATGTTCAAGCCGCAATTGCAAAAGCGAAAAGCATGGGACACGGGGAAAGCGCAGTAAACGAAAACAGCAACGGCAACTCTTTAGCTTTCATTTGCCAATCATTTAACCGGGCTAATTCATGAGCAAAGCAAAGAAGATTATTGTAAAACCAATTTCAAGCAAGGATGCCTCCAGAATTATAAAGTCATGCCACTACTCCGGCAAGGTCGTTCAAAATTCGCAACTTCATTTTGGAGTTTTTCTTGATGGAAAATGCGGGGGGGCAATGCAATTTGGCCCGTCTCTTGATAAACGAAAAATTCAAGGGCTAGTCCGAGACACTAGTTGGAACGGTTTCATTGAGCTAAATCGAATGGCTTTTGCTGATTGGCTGCCGAGAAATAGTGAATCAAGAGCAATTTCTGTTGCGATGCGTATTATTCGCAAAACTTACCCTCATATCGAATGGGTTATTTCTTTTGCGGATGGAGCGCAATGCGGTGATGGGACTATTTACAGGGCAAGCGGTTTTTTTTTAACAGCAATTAAAAAGAACAATCAAATGTGGGCAGCTCCAACTGGAGAGAAATTTAGCCGCATGTCTTTGACGGACGGAAAAAGTAAACAGCAACAACAACAAGCCCAAAAAGTTATAAGCCGCACCACAATGACAAAAGGTGGAAACAATAGCGCAACGGGTGCAGCTTCAATGAAAGCTTATGCTGCGGCGGGATTTGTGCCTATTCCGGGGTTTCAATTGAGATACCTTTATTTTTTAAACCCTAAAGCAAAAGAGCGTTTGACTGTCCCAATATTACCTTTTTCAAAGATTGACGAAATGGGAGCGGGGATGTATAAAGGCAAATCGAAAAAACGCGCATCAAGTGAAACCAGTGACACGCCAGACCTCCAGTCTGGAAAGGGCGGTGCAACTCCGACCGATGCGCTCCATCCTTCTAAAGAATAATGGCGAAGAAGGATAATATTGCAAAAGACAACGGGAAATCACCAACTGTTCCAGTCTCAACACTTGCAAAGCTTTTCAATCTTACTTCTGTTCGTGTCCAGCAATTAGCTGCTGACGGCATTATTCAGAAGTCAGGACGGGGGCAATATGACCTTTGGCCTAGTGTCCGGGCTTATATTGCCTATCTGCAAGAGCGAAAAGTGAATCAATGGGATAGTGACACTGCTGACCCTACTGAGCTGAAAAAGCAGCAATTAAGACGAACTAAAGAAGAAGCTGACAAGCTAGAACTTGCCAATGCCAGAACCCGGGGTGAGCTTATTCCTGTCGAAGATGTGGAAAGGGCTGGTCAAGAAATCATGGCGGCAATAAAAAACGTAATTCTAAATGATGTAGTGACCGATGAAGCAAAGGATAAATGTTTAAAAAACCTATCAGGTTTAAAAATCAAAATAAAAGGATTAAGTGAGCAAGGTTGAAAAAATCATTCAATCATGGCTTTCGGTTTGTGAACCGCCGCCACGGGTGACAGTCTCGGAATGGGCTGACCAATACCGCTTTCTTTCACCGGAGTCATCAGGACAGCCGGGTAAGTATTCTTCTGACCTAACTCCATATGCTCGCGAATGGATGGACTCAATCAACGACCCGGAAGCGACATCAACAGTTCTGATGGTGGGAGCGCAGCTTGGGAAAACGGAAGTTCTCAACAACATGATTGGATATTTCGTTGATGTCGAGCCGTCACCGATGTTGATGGTGCAGCCGACGATTGAGATGGGTGAAGCATGGAGCAAAGAACGACTTGCGCCGATGTGCCGGGACACGCCGAGAATCAAGGACAAGATTGCAGATGTAAAATCTCGAACGAGCGGCAACACAATCTTGCACAAGACCTTTCCGGGCGGCAACTTGGCCATTGCTGGAGCTAATGCCCCGGCAGGCTTGGCATCACGTCCAAGGCGAGTTGTGTTACTTGACGAAGTTGACCGCTACCCGGTTACAGCAGGAAGCGAAGGTGACCCGTCAAGCTTGGCTATTCGACGAACAGAGACGTTTTGGAACGCCGTCATCGTCATGACATCAACGCCAACGGTCAAAGGACGCAGCCGAATCGAAACAGAGTTCGAAGCAAGCGACCAGCGCAGATTTTACGTTGATTGTCCCGAGTGCGGTTATTCTCAAAGCTTGAAATGGGTGAACGTAAAGTGGGAAGCCGAAGACGGCAGTGATGCGTGGCTCCAATGCGAAGGTTGCAAGGCAAAGCTGACTGATGAGCAGCGCATCGAGATGGTAAAAGTAGGAAAATGGGTTGCCACTTATCCAGAACGAACTGGTCGCGGGTATCATCTGCCCGGAATCGCATCACTTTTCAGGCACAAAAAAGGCTATAAAAGCAGGATCCACCAGATGGCTTTTGAAAATATTAAAGCCAAAAAGGCAGGCAAAGAAACGCTCAGGACGTGGATAAACACGTTTTTGGCCGAAACTTGGGAAGATGAAGGTGAAAGTGTCGCATGGGAGCCGTTGATGCAACGCCGGGAAGACTGGGGAGAGTTTCCCAAGGATGCTCTTATACTTACAGCTGGAGTTGACATCCAAGGGGACCGCTTCGAAGTCGAAGTCGTCGGCTGGGGTGATGGGGAAGAGTCTTGGAGTATTGACCACTACAGCGTCATGGGTGATTTTAATTCGCCTGACACGCAAGCATCATTGGATGAAATCTTACAAAAGAAATACATCCACCCAAGCGGTGTCGAGTTACCAATCACCTGCACGTTTATTGACTCAGGACACAAGACCAAGGCCGTCTATTCGTTCACGAAGCCAAGAGAAGGCCGCAGGGTTTACGCATGCAAAGGTGTCGGCGGTCCCGGAGTGCCATTAGTTGGCAGACCAACCCGCAGGGGAGCTGAAAGGGCTGCACTTTTCAGCGTTGGAACGGATACAGCCAAGGAATTGACTTACTCCAGACTTTCGCTTGGTGAAAAAGGCAGTGGCTTCATGCACTTCCCAAATGACCGACCGGAAGACTGGTTTCGTCAGCTTGTCAGTGAGACAAAAGTGACGCGTTACAAAAACGGCGTTCCTTTTGCTCGTTTTGAAAACCCGAGCAAGGCAAGAAACGAAGCACTTGACATCCGAGTCTATGCAACCGCTGCACTGTCATTGATGCGGGTAAACTGGGACAAGCTCAAGCAAACCATCCAAGACCTGCCGAAGAAAAAGGATGAGAAACCCAAAAAGAATGCCAAAAGGAAATCAGGCGGCTGGGTGAACAATTGGTAGAGTTTGACATTTAGTCAAATTTCAATGGCCGACAGAACTGACGAAGAAAAGCTGGAAGCAGCTTTGGCAATGATAACCAAAATTGAGACGACTCTTGGGACTCTTTATGAAAAAACGGCAACATCCACCAGCTTTGGTGACCAATCTTTGACACTTGCCAGCATCGCTGATTTGGAGAAGAGCCGTGACCGTTGGCGGCAGGAAGCAGAAACTTTGAAGGCATCAGTAAATCGCCACCGCAAAACTTTGAAAATCCAGTTTCGATGATTCAGTATCTCAAGCGCAAATTCTCACCGCCTAAAACAGCCGTCCGCAGATTTAACGCTACCCAGTCAAGCCGACTTACGCTCGACTGGATTACTGCGTGCTTGTCACAGGATGGCGAGCTTAAAGGTCAGCTTCCAATTCTTCGTGACCGCTCCCGGGATCTTGAGCGCAACAATGAGTGGGTAAAAGGATTTCTGCGTAGCCTTGAAAACAACACGCTGGGCGAAAAAGGTGTTTCGTTGCAGGTGAGAGCAAAAGAGCCAAACGGACAGCTTGACGAAGTCGCAAACAACATAATCGAAAGAGCTTGGAAGCAATGGAGCAAAGTCGGGAACTGTGAAGTCACTGGTCGGCTTTCTTGGGTTGACGTTCAACGCTTAATCCTTCGCTGCATTGCCCGTGACGGTGAAGTTCTCATCAGAATGATTAAGAAAAGCACTGGTCTTTGCTTGCAGATTCTTGAAGCGGACCTTTTGGACGATAGCTACAATGCCCGGGCTGACAACGGCAACGAAATCCGCTTTGGTGTTGAGTTTGATTCATACCGCCGACCGGTTGCTTACCACCTTCTCGGAAATCACCCCGGAGATTCTCAATTCAACGCTGATTTCAAGCGGAGAATCAGAGTGCCAGCCGAAGAAATCATTCACCCGTTCAAGACAGAGCGTCCAGAGCAAAGCCGTGGCATCCCTTGGCTTGTAAGCTCAATGAACAGGCTCAAGATGCTGGACGGCTATGCAGAAGCCGAGCTTGTTGCTGCTAGAACTGGAGCCGCCAAAATGGGTTTCTTCACGAAAGCAACACCGGACGGCTGGACGGGTGAGATTGATGATGACGGCAACCTGCCTGTTGATTCATCGCCGGGAACAATTGAAGAGCTACCTGCTGGTGTTGACTTCAAGAGCTGGGACACAAACCACCCGAATTCTGGTTATGGTGATTTTGTTAAGTCCTGTCTTCGTGGAGTAGCTACTTCTTTGGGTATTTCTTACAACGCTTTAAGCAATGACCTTGAAGGAGTCAACTACTCAAGCATTCGGGCCGGATTGATCGAAGAGCGTGAAGTTTGGAAGGCAATCCAGCGCATGATGATTGACCACGTTCTTGAGCCAGTCTTTGAAGCATGGCTTGAAATTGAACTGCTTTCCGGTCGCCTTGGTTTACCTTTCGACAAATTCTTTAAATTCAATGCTCCAGAGTTTCGGGGCCGACGATGGGCTTGGGTTGACCCAAAGAAAGACATGGAAGCCGCTGTCTTGGCAATGCGTAACCGCATCAAACCACTGCGTGACATCATTGCCGAAGCTGGTGATGACATTTATGATGTTCTTGCAAAGGTCAAAGAAGACGAAGAGCTTGCTGCAAGCTATGGCTTAAGCCTATCGGAAGAAGTGGCATCTGAAACAATTGTCTTAACTGACAATGCTGATGATGCAGAAAGCTCAATTTCAAACGAAGAAGCTGCTGAGTCTGGAGAAATTCAAAAGACTGGAATGAATGGGGCGCAAATTGCTTCATTGATTAAGCTTGCTTCTGAAGTTGGAGAAGGATTGATTCCGCTCAACTCAGCCAAAGCAATAGCTGCTGCCGCATTCCCGCTTTTGTCAGAAGCTGAAATCAATAAAATCTTCGCAAATACAACAGCCAAAAAACCAGCTAAAATTGACACTCCGAAAAAGGTCAATGAGTCGCAAGAAAGTTGAAGAGCTATCGCATCGCTCGTTTGAGTTAAATCAACGGGCAATCAACGAAGAAGACCGCACGATTGAAATTGCGTTTTCTTCCGAAGCAGAAGTAGAGCGCGGATACGGCACTGAGGTGCTAGACCATCGTGCCGCAAGCGTTCGCCTTGACCGTCTTAACAACGGCGGGGCTTTCCTGATGGAACACAACCGCAATGATCAGATTGGCGTTGTGGAGCGAGCATGGATTGACGACGACAAAAAAGGTCGTGCAGTCGTTAAATTTTCAAAATCGGCAAGAGCCGAAGAGATTTTCCAAGACGTGAAAGATGGCATTCGTCGATTGGTTTCGGTCGGCTATCGGATTCACGAAATGGATTCTGAAAAGATGGACGGAGGACGGGAGTCCATCCGGGCAACTGATTGGGAGCCGTTTGAACTCAGCTTGGTGAGCATCCCAGCCGACGACTCCGTGGGAGTTGGCAGGGCGATGAAAAACGAACAAACGGAAACCCAAAACTCAAAAAATCAAAATATGTCAGAAAATAAAGACATCCCATCGGCTCCCCAGCAGCGCTCTGTGGAGGTAATCAATGAAGCTCCCCGTGTTGACATCAACGCCGAGCGTCACAGTGCTGTCTCTGCCGAGCGCAGCCGCATCGCAACCATCCAAGCAGTTGCCGAGCAGGCCAAAGAGCGCGGCATCAACCTTGATGTCAGCAAGGCTGTCGCCGAAGGTGTTTCTGCCGACGACTTCCGTCAGGCTGCATTTGATAAGGTTTGTGAAAAGAAGGCTGAGTTTGTCCCGGCTGACCTTTCCAAGTCTGAGAAGCGTGACCTTGCCCGTTTCGACCTTGGAACCGCTCTTCGCGCCCACTACAACGGACGCAACCTTGAAGGTGCCGAGCGTGAAATCGTTGAAGAAGGAATCCGCGAAGCTAAAGAAGCTGGCATCGGTCAGTCTCGCGGCATCATGCTTCCTTCGTTCTATGTCTCCAAGCGTGACATGACTGCTGGAACCGCCAACCAAGGTGGACACACTGTTGCAACCGAAAAAGCTGGTCTTCTTGACGACTTCTTCGCTTCTTCGGTCATGAACCAGCTTGGTGCTACTGTTCTCACCGGACTGACTGGCAACCTTGACATTCCAATTCTTGCCGCTGCTACTGCTGCCGCTGGTAAAGCTGAGAACGGTGGAGCTGACGAAGTTAGCCCGACCACTTCTCAGTTGAGCCTGACTCCGAAGCGTCTTCCTGCTTTCATCGACGTGAGCGACCAGCTGATGAATCAGTCTTCTTCCGCAATCGAAGCCATGCTCCGCGGACACCTGACCGCTCAGATGCTTGAGACCCAAGAGACTGCATTCTTCCACGGTTCTGGAACCAACGAAGCAAACGGCATTGCTGGAACTTCTGGAATTGGTTCTGTTGTTGGTGGAACGAACGGAGCTGCTCCTGATTACGCTGACATCGTTAGCCTTGAAGAAAAGGTCGATGCTCAGAATGCTCTTCAGGGTGGACTTGCTTATGCAACGAACGGACAGATTCGTGCCAAGCTCAAGCAGACCAGCAAGCAGACTTCTGGAGTTGAAGGAAACTTCATCATCTCTGATGTTAGCCCTGACACCATCAACGGTTACCGTGCTGCATTTACCAATGCCATTAAGCGTGACCTTGACAAAGGAACTTCGACTGGAGTTTGCTCGGCAGTCTTCTTTGCCAACTTTGCAGACTACGTTATTGGCTACTGGGGCGGACTCAACCTTGAGCTTCTTCGTGATAGCACCAACGCCAAGTCTGGATTGCACACTTTGGTCGCCAACACCTACTATGATGGCGGTGTTCGCCGTCCTAAGAGCTTCGCAGCAATGCTCGACGCGCTGGGTGCTTAATTAGCCTAAGTTCAACAACAATCACAAGGGCGGTGGGTTTATTCCTGCCGCCCTTTTTTGACTTTTAAAAGAAAGCATGAAGAACTTGGAAATCACGGAATCTTGTTTCGTTAAGGGCCAGCCCGTGGAAGTTGGCGACATTATTGAGAACGTAGACAATTCTGTCGCCGCTCAGTTGCTAACCAGCGGGAGAGCCAAGATTGCCGAAATTCAGAAGGCAGCACCAAAAAAGAAAGCAGCCAAGAAAGCATCAAAGAAAGCAGCCAAGAAGGTAGATGCAGACAGCGATAGCAAATAGCATCAAGGATGCTTTTGTGCAGCACCGCAGTGACTACGGTGTAAGCATTATCATTGACGGTGAGACCGTCACAGCACTTGTCTCAGAGTCTCAATTTGCCCGGGAGCTTATGGAAGGCGGCTTTGCTGATGAAGGTGACATCGAAGTAAAAGTCTTACTTTCCGACCTGACTCAAATTCCAAGCCTTGGAAGGCCAGTCGTTTTCCGCTCAAGAAACTTTCGGGTGTCCCGGGTAGGCACACAGCCCGGAGCTTTAGTCGGTGAGATTACATGCCGACCTTCTAAGCGTTAAAGTTTATTCAAAAGGTTTTTGAGTTCCTTTGTGTCTGCTTTTAACGCAGATCGCTGGTATTCATTCATAATTGGAAGAGTTTTTCTCAGCACCGACAGCAAACGGGTAAGGTGGGGAATGTAATTATCAGCACCAAATTTGCGCTGTCGTTGTCCATATTGCTCCTTCGTTATCAACTTTGGTGAGTCAGGAAAGCATGAAATCGAAAGCTTGAGAAATTTCTTGGAAGGCTGAGATTTTTCTCTTTTCAAGAATTGAAGCCAATCTTTTCGACGATCATCGTTTGCAATTGCCGCAACTGCTTGATGATGTTCAAAGCTCAGGTTCTCAATCCGTTCATCAATCGGAATCCTTCGGCAGACAGTGGCCAGTGCCAACAATGATGCACGGTCAACTCCTGTTGTCTTTTCTGCTTGTTCATAAAGCTCCGCAGAAATTCGTCCTTTGTAGTTCTTTGCACCAAAGACTAACCAATCACCCAAAGCCCATGAAAAGCGTTTGGTGGCTTCACCAAAGCGATTTCCGATTTCTTCCCATTCTTCAAAAGGAAGTTCATCTTGGAAACTCATCCCAACCAAGCCGGGTCCGTCATTTTTTTTTATTTCGTTCATAAAATCACATCACTCACCTTCTCAATTCGCGCAGAACGGCAATTCTCACGGCCTTTCCTTGATCGCATTGCTCTCGTCGGTTCGATACCGAAGGCTTCACAGAGATCAACACAGCGCCTTGAAGCAGCAGCACGGGTGACAAGGTTCTTTCGTGCAATTTCTGCCATGCTCATGCCATCATAGCAAATTCCAGAAATCAGACACAAGCAATCGATTGTCAGGCTCGGATTGGGCGATGACTTCAAAAATCCAAGCAGGTGTCGCATCATCACCAAGGTTGGAGAATCAACAAGATCGTTGTCATCGACTTCCGTTCTTGGATCATAAACCTGCACCCTCTCACCGTTTTCCCAGTAAGTTTCATGAGTCATAAGAATTATTTATCAATAATTTGACAAAATTGCAATTTTTAATGCCAGCGAATTCTAAAGGTTTGAGCGATGTCATCAATCAGGTCTCTGAGCGTTTTGAAACTGATCGTTTTGGCGTGGACTCAGTTGAGATGACGGTTGAAATACCCGATTCACTTTTCCCCCAAGCGGTCCTTGTGGACTTTGCTCCCCATCCAAGGTTTTCTTCGATGGCGCTCGTCAGGAAGACGGGGCAACGGGGAAAGCCCGGCTGGTGGACGGTGAATTACATTTTTGAAGGTTTTTTGCTGCAAATCCCAGAGCCGACATACGAGCTGACAACATCTCTCGGCCAAGAACCAATCCAAACTCACGAAGATTTCGTTTCTTTTGCTGGAACTCCAGCAGCACCTTTGAACGGATCAGTATTCGTCGATCCTGATACTGGTTACAAATCAGAAAAGGCAAATGCGATCTGGAAGGAGTTTGCCTATAATGGAACGGCAAGCAGCAAAGCTGGAATTGATTCATACCTAGCTCCGGGCGCTGAGTGGAGAGTTACGAAATTTCAGACAAATAGACCGACAGGAATTCGGGACGTTGGGACAATTGATCCACCAACAGGGCCGAATCCATCAGTCAGCGGAAGAGATTGGCTGGCATGGTCTGAAAGCTATGTGCGCCGGGGACACGTTTACCAAGTCACATCGGTTTGGAAGCTTTCTGGCAGAAATGGCTGGGATGAAGACATCTACTCATGAACGATCTTTATTCAATCTTTCAAGGCGGCTACACTGCCAATAAGTGGCGACTTCTCGGGGAATATCTCAAAGGTCGAGAGATTAGTGCAGGTGAAGGCATTCGTGTTGATGACAGTTCCAGCAGCGGAACAATTATTTCAGCAGCACCAAAACGAGAAGTAAGACAGTCACAAGCTCCACCGTTCTCGGTCATCTCACTTAGGAAGATTCCTGAAAGTGATCCTGTTCAATACGCGCTAACACTTCAGGAAGGCTGGGTTATTGAGAGAGATACAGTGGTTGGAAATGACGCAGTGCTACTTCACGAAGTAAGCGTGGGACCTGATCCAATGTCGTCGAGACCAAGGCCTGAAGTCACGGTTGAAGATGGTGACTTCGTTTCTGTCCACTTCGATACTGACACCGAAGGGCATGTAACAGGAACTCCAATCATTGACGTTGGAACTGAGAAAGACTCTGACCACCATCAACCGCCATCAGGAGCGGGAACAGGCGCTGTCGGTTCTTACTACGTCAAGATTCTTAAATTCGACATTACCGATGGCGGTCCTGTCATTACGGTTTATCAACAATCAGACGTTGAACATTCCAGACTGTGGACAGGCCAGAACATCGGGGGCGCTCGATACATCCACAAGCAATGGGACGGGGCGACTGATACTTACGACTTCAGAACGCTGAAGCAGTTCGTCCCAACTGGGTCAGGGACGATTCCTCCTTATGGTAAGGTTATTGTCGATCCAGTCGGTGCCGAGTTCGATGCTGTCAACGATTCAATAAAATTCTCTGTCATCTCTGAGCATGCAGAAGGAGAAATAGAAGTTGATGATGATGGCGCAGGAACGATCAAAATTAGAGGTAATAGCAAGTCAGGTTCACTCTATTGGGAATACTGTGAAGAGACTGGAGGAGAGCTAGGAGAGACTCTGTTGACGTGGGAAGATGGATTGATCACGAACACCAATCCTAATGCTTCGTTCAAAGCTGGATGTGCAGGGCTTCCAACAGGATACAACGGAGACATGCTGTACAACCTGAACGGTGATTGGGTTGTGTTATCTAATCCCGGTGCCGTTCCTGCCGGAGACGATCATTGGGAGCTTTGGCATGACGGAGCATCTCCAGCTTGGCAGTCAGTTCCGGGTTGATATTGCCTTCAAGCCTAAAACCATGTTTACCGTTCAAGCAGATACAAAAAAACTTAACTATCTCATGGCAGAGCTTGCTGCTGAGAACTTCAAAGATATGAACGAGATAATCAAGGACCAGACAAAAGTCATCCTTGGAAATCTGATTGCTATCACACCACCCGGGAAAAAAAGCGGTGGTGACTTTTTAAACAAGAAAGGCTACATTTCAAATGCAGCATTTCAGAATGCAAAGAAAGTAATTACCGGAGATATTGCAAAGTTGTTTCCAACTTCTGCCGCCAAGGAAGAAAAACTTAAAGGCCAGATTGCATCTGGATTTGAATTTAAAACTTCAATGGGATTGCGCAAAGTTAATCAGTTTGCTGATTCTGTTGCAGAGCTTGAAAGGATTCATAAACAAGCAAGAAATAAGCGTGGGCGAGTCAATACAGGAAGAGCATCTGCAAACATGGCAATCACCAGAACTCGTTTAAAAAACGAATTCAAGAAAAAGCAATTCGCAAAAATCGGTTTGCTTAATGCTGGATGGCTTAATGCTGCAAGGGATCTAAAACTTGCAAAGGCAGCGACTCCAAAATGGATTACTAGGCACACACCAAAACCCGGGTATGCTCTATTTAGAAAAAGCAAAGCTGGGTTGGCAATTACTATTGCAAACAAGGTCAATTATTACCCAAAAGATGCCGCAGCAAGAATAAATCAATCAATTTATCGCTCAGAGCGTAATCTGAGAGCATTGATAGATGTTGCGATTAAGAAAAACGCTGAAAAAACCAACCGCAAAATGCGAACAAGATGATAAGGTCAGACATTATAAAAAGGCTGCAAAGCTATCTCCAAACCCAGTATGACGGGGAAATCACAATTCTCGCTGAAGAAGACGATGGTGATTTAACACCGCCTTGTGCTATTGTAAGGATTAGCTCTTCCGAAGACATGGGAGCAAATCAGGCTTACGTTTGGGATTTCTCAGTCATCGTCGCAGTCTTTCATGACGCTGATGACGTGACCATTGAGACAGCAGAAGAAGACGCTGCTGAATTGTTTGATGTCCTTGCCGACTATGATGAAGTCACGGCATACCTTAATGCAGGCGGCTTTCAGGCTTCGGTCTGGCATCCGCAAATGATCGAAGCAGGCCGGGAAGAAACAAAGTGGACGCATTTTCAGACTTACAGGCTCATTGCTGGTCCTGCTTGATTTTGACAATAGAAATTTGATATGGCAGTTTCAATCAACGGCGCGACCGTATCATGGGGCATTCCCGCAGCAGGCAAGACAGTAGCCGATTCACTGGTTGCTGGAATCGTTCAAGACTTTGAAATCTCAACCGATGGAAACGTTGCTGAGATTGCAGACGAAGACGGGGATATGGTTGCAAGAGTTGACCATGGCGCAAAAAACACCGTCACTTTCTCAAGCTTGGTTACTACTGCAAGCCCGAGTCTGCCAGCAAAAGGAACAGCGGTGAGTTTCGCGTCCGCAATTGATGGCGTTGATTTAAACGTTGGCGAAGCATTTGTCGAATCTGCAAGCATTGCTCATGCTGGAACCAATACAGCAACCGTGAGCTTTACGGTCACTCATTATCCATCATTTGTCTAATGGCTAGCCTTGAGCAGCTTCAGGAAGCAATCGAAAAAACGGAGGGGAAAACTCCGAAAGAGATTCTTGAAGCTTTTATGCCAAAAGGTAAGACCGTGGGCGGAGTCCCATTGGTTGACATCACTTTTGGACATGGTTTGTTCCTTTCCAACATCGACCACCCGCTTGCCACTGGTCGAATTGATGATTGGAAACCCTATGACATCGCCGTTGCCCTTTTTGCGTTTACGCGAACATCCAAAGAGCTTACCCGCTTAGTGCGGGAAGACATGCTTGAAGACTCCTTGTATGAATTTTTAGATGAGATTCCCATGGATGAGATTGAGCAATCTTCGGCAATACTGATTGCTCACTACTTCGGATCCATGAAGACAATTGTTCCAATGGATGCTCCCGAAGGTGTAAAAGCTCAAAAAAAAACCCGTTCGGCTGGTTCGTAAGTAGCATTTCCGGTATCTGCCGGGAATATAAATGGAAGCTTGATTATGTGATCCACGAGCTTCCAATGTCACAAGCTTTTGCGCTTTCAGCCTGTTCCGGCTGGGCAGGTGGGATGCTTCCTAAAAACGGAGCTTATTCTGACTGGGAACTTGAGCGAGAAATTGAAAGGTTAGAGAACCAAGTTTGACTTTTTGTCAATTATAATCATGGCAGGTGTAAACGTCACAATTGGAGCTGATAGCAGCAAGGCACAAAGAGAACTTGCGTCTTTCCAAAAGAAAACCCGACGAATTGCGTCCACAATTGCCAAGGGCTTTCAGGAAAGAATCGGGCAGAGAATGTTCGATGGTCTCATAAGTGCAGCGAGAAGCGTTCCTGCTCGCATGAAGGAGATGATTGATGCAGGCGGTAAGCTTTCGGACCAGATGGCAAAAACCGGAGCAGCTGGTGAAGGCTTAGTCATCCTTGAACGGGCTTTGAAAAACAACGGCATTGCAGCCGCTCAGATGGATGACATTTTGCGGAAAATGCAGGATTCTTTTTCTGGTTTAAATTCAGAACAAAAATCAACAGTTGCAGCCTTTGAGATGCTTGGGCTTTCAATGGCTAATCTGCGAGCATTGGACCCGGTTGAAGCTCTGAAGCAAATTGCGATTGCATTTCGCTCAGTAGGTTCCACGGCAGACAGAACTTCTGCGGCAATGGATATTTTCGGACGTTCAGGCGCTGCAATTATTACGCTTTTTGAAGACCAGACTGCATTTGAGCAAGCCGAAAAGGAACTTGGAAATCTTCCAAGATTGTTGACTGAAAACGCCACTAGGCTTGACACACTTTCCGACAGGTTTGGAAATCTTGGAACTGCATTTGATGCAATTGCTTTGTCTTTGGCAATTGAGTTCATGCCGATCATTGACCGGGTCACCAAAAAGTTTCAAGAACTAGACTTTGACCAGATCGCAAAAAAGGTAGGGAATACTGCGAAAGCTTTTATAAATCTTGCACCGCTTATTGTTGGCGTAGGCATAGCAATAAAAGGAATTCAAATCGCAAGCTTTTTTGCGACAATGATTTCTGGTCTTACCAAAACAATTACACTTTGGGGCGCAGAGACAGCAGCAGTGAATGCAAATACAGCAGCGAAATTAAGAAATGCGTCTGCTGGCGGGGCAGCTACTGCTGCTTCAGGTGGTGGTGCAGTCGCTGGGGCAGCAGGTGGTGTTTTGTCTAAATTTTTACCAGCATTGCTTGCAGTGGGAACAGCAATAGCAGGATTTAAAGCTGGTGAATTTATAGGTGAAGGACTTACGCCGTTCGTTCCTGAAGGCCCGATGGGTTTCCCGGGCAATCCACAAAATGGACAAATTAATGAGAAAGCTTTAAAAGAACAGCGTGAGCTTGAAAGGAAAAATGCACAATTCAGGGCTGGGTTAATTGCAGAAGCTGAAGCAGCTGCAAAAAAGCAGCAAGAAATGGAAAAGAAGGCCAACGAAGAAGCTGAAAAGCGGAAAGGCATAATCAAATCCATTCGAGATGAATACGCAAATACCCTGAGAATACTTGATGCAAGAATTAGGGGAGACAAGAAGCTCTTGGAACAAGAAGAGTTGAGAAAGCAAATCTTGGAAGAGCAAAAATCATCGGCTAGAGATGGGTTTGTTCTAGACAAAGAAAGCGCCGAAAAGATTGTGATGAAAAGAAGAGAAGCTGAACAAGCAGAGCAAAAAAGAGCTGAGTCTGCACAAGTAGCGCAAAAGAAGACGGAAGAAGGCAAGGCACAGCTTGAAGGAGAAATCGGAAAGACAGAATCCAGCTTTGAATCTGCAATGACACGTTCGTCACTTACTGCTGTTTCATCCATGCAGAGAATCGGTGGCGGTGGTGGTGTTTCTGGCGAGTTAAACCTTCAGAAGACTCAAACTGACTTGCAGAGACAGATTGTGAGCTTGCAGGAGAAAATGGTTGGACTTTTGGAAGGTGTAAAAACCGGAGTTGGCCAAGAGCCAGTAGTTCAATAAATTTTGACACCTTAAAAATTACAATGGAACTCTTCATCGAGCTTGAGACTTTGAAACTGGTTACCAGCCAGACAGATAGGCGGGAGCAAAGAACTCTCACAATCAAAAGGGGTGATGCGCTTCCATTGACAGTCCGGTTTCTTGAGAATCAGACACCGACTAGGCTTGACGCCACGACCGTTATCACCTTCGCTCTCAAAGAGAATGGAAAGTATGACGATGACCCGGTAGTGTTAGAGCAGACGTTCACGGCCTCAACCGTTGGAAGTCCTGATAGTGATCCTTACTATACCGCCTCGCCATCACTCAACACAACGGAGCTTTCTGACCTGTTCCTGATCGACGCTGACAGCAGTAACGATCCCGCATCTGTGACCCTAATGGGGGAGCTAACATGGACGGCGACCGGAGACTCTGGGCCGACCTCGATCAAAACCTTTTCTGTTGTCTGCGAAAATGACGTCCACCGAGGAAACGAAGGCGCTCCAACTGTCGCTGGGAATGTAGCGAGTCCAGCAGCAAGCGCAGATTTATTGTTTGATGATGCAGCGGCTTTAACCCTGACAAGCGGGACGATCACGATTGATTCTTGGACTTTGAACCTGTGGGATGGCGTGACGGGATCAGCTCCAAGCAGCCCCTATCTTGAGGCTTACCTCTATCCTTGGATTGAATGGATCAGAGCAATCCGCGACGTAATCAATACAAGCACGACAACGGAGTCAGGGTTTAGTATCACGGGTTCTCCTATTGTCCATCCGACAGTAAAAGCTGGGATCATTGATGATAATACCGATGATATTTATCTAAAGCTTATTGCAAAGACTGGAGGGACCGGGGGCAACTCTCTAGCTTACAGTTTCGCGGCAACTCCTGACACTTACGACACAAGCGGAACTCTTTCCGGTGGGGCTGATTCCAGATTGTATACAAGCACGGACTTTGTTTCTACGCTTCCCGAGGCTGGCCTTGATTCCTACCAGAAGGAAAACGCCTTGAAAAACTTAGTCGAACAAGGAAAGTTTTTAATACCCGGAGGAGACTTGGAAGTTGTAGCTGGAGGGACTGGGGTGATTATCAAATCACCAAACGCTAGCAGGTGGAGGATCACTGTTGATAACTCTGGAAACATTGTAACCACTTCTCTCTAATGGCTATTACAACTGACGAAATCGTTTGGGGCGAAACATATGACATCAGCGTATCAGCCCAAGACACTGCTGGTGATCCAATCACACTTGATGGAACATGGAGTGCAGCCTGCCGCATTACTGAAGACAGAATCGGCGGTGATGTCATTTTAAATCCTACGATGACAATTGCTGACGGCGTGGCAACAACCACCTTGGACACTGGAGACGAAGAGTGGAGCCATGGAACCTATTACTACGATATCCGGCTCACTGACGTTGACGGGCACGACTATTGGACAAGTCCGGTTCGTCTGATTCTCGCCAACCGCAACACACCAAACACCTGATGAGCGTTGCAACAATAGTCGTTACAGCAACCCGGGCTGGTGCGCCCTCAACCGTAGTCATCAACCGTGGAGGTGGTGGATTAAATGAGATTACAAGCACAACCGGAAGTGATGGGACAGGTGACATTGATTTGCTGAACTTGGACGTGACAGGGTTGCTGACAGCAGACCACATCCACGGCAATATCGCTGGCCAGCTTTACGTCCACGTCCAAGCGCAAGAAGCTCTGACGAAAGGGGATCCTGTTTATATTTCCGGCTTCAACGCTGAGACAAGCCAACCCAAAGTCCGCAAGGCACAAGCTGGAAACAATGCAAAGATGCCAGCCATTGGTGTCATCGATGCCGACTATGCCGCAGACGCAGCAGGAGCAAACTGCATTATCTCGGGCTTGGTTGAGAACATTAATACCGATGGATTCGGTCTCAATAATCCAATTTATGTTGGCCCAAGCGGTGGATTTACAGCAACCAAGCCAGCAACCAACGTTCAGCAGGTGGGAATCTGTGACCGCGACCAACAAAACAATGGCTCGTTCGTCGTCACAACCCAGAGCGTCAAGCCCAACCAAGAACTGAACACAGATGATGATGCTGAGTTTGGCAACCTTACGCTCAACCCTGATGCAACAAGGACACCAGCAAGCAACGGCGAGCTGACTGTTGAAGCGACAAGCAACACTTCTCTGACGTTTAAGCTCAAAGGAACTGACGGCGTAGTTCGTAGCGGAAGCATTGCTTTGAGTTAATTTGACAAAATCACAAAATTAGAACGATGACTGTAACATTTGCAAACACCAGCCCGGTTGAATACCCAATTGAGCGCGGGAGAACTCACTACATTTCTGCCGCCAGCGGTGACCTAACTGTCGAGCGGAAGACGGCAGCAGGAGCATGGCTAGCAGTTGAAGGAAGCCCGGTCGTTGCTGGCACTGAAAAGTTTTTAGTGACCTATTCAGCAGGCGACAAAATCCGAGTGACTCCTTCAGCGGCTGGAACTGAAATGGTTCTTGAAAAATGAAGATTCAAAGTCCTAAAGCTGGAATAGGAACAGGACGGGCCGGATTGCAAGCAGCTTCCGGCCTGTTTTCTAGTGCTGGCCTGTTTCAAAAAGGAGTAAAGGCGTTCCATCCAAATGACCTTGACCCATACCTTCTTTTTGATTCCGAATCGTCAATGCTGGACGCGTCCCTTGAAACGGCTAGCGTCCTTGAGAGCGTCCCTGTGTTACGCAATCTCGCCAGAGGGAGCAACAAAGGCGGCGATGCGGAACAAGCTGTGGCACTCAATCAGCCCAAGGCGTTGCCGCTCATCAAGAATCC